AGAATCTTTGGAGCAACACCTAAACGCTGACTGTATTCATCAACCAAACCATCAGGGTCAATACGGTCAAGAACTTCAGGAACAACCTGAGCACTTGCAGAAATAGCCTGAAACATACGGTCAATGGTATTAACATCAACTGCTTTCTGTGCGCTTGCCAAAACAGATTGAAAAGAAATATCAAGTTGTGAATCTGCAAGAGCCTGTGGCGGTTCAGGTAATGCGCCTGCCTCAAACAGTCTGTGATAAACGATTTCAACTAAACGCTGTAAACACTCAACCTGATTACGCTCAACAACAGAACCAAGAGTAAGCATCTGTTCCTGCTGTAAGGCGTTAATCTCAACAGTGGTACGTCTATCACCTGCTGTATTCTTAACCATCATAAACAGGTCAACATAATAGCCACGCTGAATTGCCTGTTTAAGTTCTGCAATACTTGCGTTCAAAGAGTTCAAATCGCCTGAGCCATTCAGGATAGGTCTAATCTGCTGTTCAGTGCCCATCGTGAAGTTTAATGCACCTGCCTGTAATGACACAGGATTTTGACGTGCATTGTTTGGCACCTGAAGAGGCGGCTTTGAATACTGGTCTATCAGTTCTGCCTTGCGCAACGTTTCCTGCTGTAACTGTCTGATGTCAGGCAAGCAAACGATAGAAGGAGATGAACCGTATGGATCGATTCCTAAAATATCCCAACGTGGGCAAACACAAGGAAACTCTTTAAATCCTGATTCGGAGACCAAACCTGTGGCACTTGTTCCCACTTCAAAGTAGTAACTTGCAAATGGGAAATTGGTGTTGAGTTCAAGATTGTTTAAATCCCTGTCTTCTCGTGGTTCTATGGCATGAACAAATTGGAAGTATTCTCCCAACTGCCCACGGTCAAAACAGATTTGAATTTCTTTTGATAACCGTTCATAGCCAAAGGCTTTTACAGCCTGAGCAACAGTTAACTCAAAATCCCTATAAATAGTGTCAATAGCACCATTATGATTAGTAGCAACACAGAACTCACCTGCGGTTAAAGGGTGGTGACAAATACCTGTTTTCCAATCGTCATAAATAATATCTGCGGCAATACCAAACAGGGCAAGTTCTCTGTACATCTGATGCAGAGTGTTGTAAGTATTTGATACTGCAAAGATATTTAGAATAATCTTTTGAACTTCTGCGCACCATACGGCAACTTCGTGGTTATCCTGTAAGTTCTCATCTTTTGGCGCAAGAGAGAACCATGGTCTTGCTGGAGAACTTGCACCGCTCATCAGACCTGATGCCAAGATGTTTAAATCTCTAGTTGCCTCAGAATCAAGGATAAAATCAAAATCACGATCTTCACCATGATTGTGCTCGTTAAATCTTCCTGCCTGTGGAGCGACAAAACGAGAAACCTCTTCCCATTGAGCAAGCCATGGAGCACGCTTGCGCTTTAAATCCTGCCACCGTTCATCAAGTGCTCTCTTTCTTTCCTGTGGAGTTGCACGGCTGAAAGTGGTCTTTGCAACGTGAAACTTTGGCTTAATAGAGTTTATCTGCGATTGCATGACCTAAGTCCTCATCTTTAGCAAGTCCCATAATTCTGCCCAAAGGTTCCTGCTCTAAGTTCTTATTCTTGGCATAAACATTCTGAGAGCGTGAAGAGGAAGTCGCATTCCCTGATTCTGCGGTTGGAGCACTCGCTTTCATCTGTGCCTGACTTGCCCTAGATTCCATTAGAGCCAACTGTCTTTGTGCCTCTTGTGCTCTCTGTTCTGCCTCAAGAGCCGCCTGTTCAGCCTGCGCCTGTTGAGTCCACGCATTGAGTAACTGTGAATTTCCCGACTCCTGATCGTAGGAAAAATAGCGAGCATAACCGCTCCCGTCATACAGACCACGGTCTTTCATAAAAGCAACGTATGCCTGATTGAGTCGAGAATTAGGCAAACTATCCCACTGTAAAGCCGTGCCGATGGATCCACTTGGTGAGATGTAATAGTTATACAGCCAAGAATTGTCTCTTGCATTAACTCCGTTGGCATAGGCATTGGCATTGTAGGAAATGCCGTAGCGGTTCAGATAGTCCTTGGTAAAGGAATAATAAGGACTTTCAGGCGAAGTGAAATAGAAATACTCAGTAGCCTCAGACATCAGTACAGACTATCCTTTTTAGATCCTAAACCTGCAATCTGACCACCAAGACCTGCCAACTGAGTGTAATACTCATCGTTCATCAGTCCATTGGCACTTGTCAGAATATTGCTTGAAGTTGGAGTATTCATATCAAGACCAAGGGTTGATGCGTTCTCTGCGTTTGCTCTGTTCGTTGCCTGTTCCTGTGCTTTGGCGGTAGTATCTGCCGCCTTCTGCTGTGCCTCTAAAGACTGCCTCTGTAAGGCAAGAGACTTTTCATTAGCCTGTCTGGTTGCCTCGGTTGCTTTGTTCTGTGCCTCAACAGCGGCATTACTTGCCTTTTCAGTAGCCCTTGCGGACATTGATGCACCGAGCAGACTTGCAACAGCACCAAGACCAGTGATAATACTTGCGGCTCCCATTTTATTTTTCCTCTTTAAAACTTTTCCAAAAAACGGTATCTGTAGCCTTGTAAAGACGTGAGTAAACTTTTTCTAATTCAGAGCCTTTCTGTGCAGTCAGAGAGCAACCAACACAGCCTGTTTCTTTTGCTTTCTGCATTAAATGTTTCAACAGTCGGACTCCTGTATTATGAACACGATATTTCGGCAGCACATAGAGGCTTTCAATCCATGCAACCTTTTGGGCTAGATGGTTTGCATAGGTAGTAACTACCGTTCCGAAACCGCATAAGGTATCACCATCAACAACCGCCACAACTTTCAGCAGTCCTGCTTTCTCAAGGTTGAGATAGACGTTAATATCAATCCCTGCTTTGACATCAGGGTGATTATCTAAACGGCTGTACTGTTCAACAACGTCTTTGAAATTTTTATAAGCAGTAATTTCAGAAACGGTTGTATCTACTATATCTACCAAGTATGCTCCCCATTCTTTGCCGTTTGTAAACCTCAAAAGGATTGTAATCTTCAACAACCTGCGGTTCGTGTCTCAACTGACCTTCCTCTTTGCCTTCTTCAAGTTCAACGTTCTCAGCAAACGTCAAACACAAAGCATCGGCTAAATCAGGGGAACGACCTGTTCTGTCTCTAATCTTCTGCTTGGACTCAAGGACTTTCTGATTCTGTTCGTTGACGTCAAAAGTTGGTGTAGCAAGTTCTTCAACAAGCATCGGATCGTCTGGGATAATTCCGCCCTTGCGTAACCAAGATGCCATGCGACACCACATCTCTGTGCGTTTGTTGTAATACTGACGTTCTGAACTTTTTGCGCCAAAGTTAATATCAAACGCTGGCACACCTAAAGAGTTGTTCAGAATATCAACCACACCACCGCCAACACCTGTACCATCGACAAAGACGGCTTGCGGTTTTCTCTGTACATAAAATCTTCTGACAATCTCAGCAAGAGTCGTCAGGTCTGTATCCTGTACGGTAATAGGGTGCTCTGCCAAAAGACCTTTACGGAAAATAATCACCGAACGGTCAGCACCATATCGGGCAACATCAACGCCCATAATTAAAGGAGTACGACCAAGAAAATCAGGATTGATAGTTTTCTTACTTGCCGCCTGTGCATCGAACAAGGAAATTAACTGATTCTCTGCTGAGGCGGTAAAGTCACAAAGCATCTCTCGCTTAAAAGTCTCTTCGGGAGTATCGAGTTTGTACTGCTCGATAACTTCAGGAGACAAAGCATCAGTCTCATAACAGGTGAACTTTGCCGATGCCCAGAACTTATACTTTTCATCTAAACCTTTTTCATACAGTTCAGAAAAAAGGTTGATGCCTTTTGGTGTTCCGATGAACAAAGCCCAACCGTTAGAATCCATCAACGCTGGGTTCACAATCTCATACCACAATTCTCGTGGCATCTGTGCAACCTCGTCAATGACGGCACCTGCAAGTTTTGCGCCACGCAATCTGTCAGGTTTATCCGCCCCGAACAGCATAATTTTTGAACCATTCCAAAACTGCACATATGGCTCAGTCTCGTGAACGTCAACAAAGTCCTTAACTGCGGTTCCAACGGTAATGTTCTGAAACTGTCTTACAGATTCTTTCAAAGCGTTCCAAGCAATCAGTCTAGCCTGTTTCAATTCAGGTGCGATGTAAGCATACAGACCGACTGATTCTGTTGCCTTCATAATCAACTCTGCAAGAGCAAGTGTAGTTTTTCCTGCTCTGCGATGCACGGCAAGAACGGTGTACTGTCTCTGTATAGCAAAGCACCTTTTCTGCCATTCTCTTGGAGTGAAGTCAAAGGCTAACTTTAATTTACGCATCGTTAAATATTCAGTTTGAAGTTCGACTGAACAGCGACAACAATCTGTTCTTCTCTATTACCTGCACCGCCACCTGAACCATACTCAGGATTAAATGCTTTAGCCATATGGAGCATATAGTTTGATGCGGTTGTTGCGGCTTTGACTAACTGAGGGTGAATGTCCTCGCCTTCCATAATCTTGTTGTAAGGCGTACAGGCAATCTTCATGCCCTCTCGGGCAAAACGTGAACCTCTGGCAAGTCTCACATCTTGGTAATAATCTTTGTATTTGTCTGAAGAAAGCAAACGTCTTAAAGCGTGTTCAGAAATATGCAACATATCTGCGATGTTGGTCAGATCAACATCTTCTCTCGTTGCGTAAATCTCAAGTGCTTTGGAAATATCTTCAGGCGGAATGTTCGCTGGAACACCGCCATGAGGCATCAACTCGTACTTGTTAGTCAGTTCTTCAATCTCAGCATCTTTATCACGTAACACGCTTAACTGAGTATGATGTTTACCGACCTTTGTCTTTCTCTGATGCTTTGGTTGCGGTAGTTCTTCAATATCCATTTGTAGCCTCTCTTTCTTTTTGCAGTAAGTCGATGAGCGCATTGTTCTGCACAGCGTTCAAATCACACTGATGAGCCAACTTTAAGAGTTCTTCTCTAAAAGTTCTTTCATCTTCTGCAAGTTGTTTGTGGGCTGTTTCTTTAGTAACTGGCTTGGAACCTTTGGTAGTTGCGGACACTGTTCGGTCAGAATCGGTTGACTTGTACAGCCGACAAGCAGTGTTATTGCGTAGATAAAGATTATGAGATTCACGCAAAGCGGCAATAGCATCTTCATAATCTTTTTTGAGTTGCTCTTTTTCGCTGTCTGCACTGTCATAAACTTCAACAAAAGAATTAACTAGACTCTCTTCAACTTGCGCTTTGAGTTGTAAGACTTCAATATTCTTTTCGTCAATCTGCTGTTTGTAATGATTGGCTGTCAGTTTGTAAGAAAGAAAGGCAACTGCGGCACAAAGAGATAGTACGGCACCTGTCTTAAACAGTAAGGAATAGTTCACGCTCTCTTTCTCTGCGCTTTAACAGACCTTTGCTCTTAACTTTGCCCACATAGCACCACCGCAGAAATTCATCTGCTGCACCATTAAAATCACCTGAGCAAAGTTTTTTCCACAAAGTAGTGGTTATCAAACGGTTGACTCCGCCTTTAATGTTGAAAACAAAATCCATCAAAGCGTCAAACTGATTCTGATTCACTTCAATGTTTGCCTCGGACAGCCGCTTGGTGAGTTCAATCTCTCTTGATTCTAAATCCTCAACAAGCAATAACTCCGCCTCGGGAATCGTAATCTCATCACCTCTCTTCACAGAGCCGTCATGGTGCCCATAGCCGATAGTCCAAAAACCATAACCATCATCATAAGCAACCATTCTGTCATGGGTCTTGTTCCAGACAGTCCCTTCGTTCTTCTTGATAAAATCCCTGCCCTGCTGTGAAGTTTTCAATTTGTGCTGTCCTTTGTACTTTCTTTCTTGGTGCTCTTTTGGATAAAGCCTCGTGCTTTTAGCCAATTAACAATCAGCGATTTAAGAGTGCTTGATCCAAACGAACCGACAAAAGTTCCAATAGGTAAGGCGTACATAGGCGATGCGCCAAAGTAGACATGAACAAAAATCACAATAGAAGTTGAAAGCATCGAGCAAGTGAAACTCTCAATCAGAGTTTCAATCCATTTCATGCGTCTTTTCCTACAGCGCAACAAGGCACTGACAAAAGCCGATGCACCACCAATTGAGAGCCATGTGATCGGGTCATCAGGTAACTGCATCTTTGTTAATCCTTCTTCTGCGATTTTTCTCGGAAAATAAAAAAGGGAATCTTTGTAAAGACCCCCCTTCGTTTTGACAATTAAGGCATTTAGTTAAAGTATAAGGTTTTTTTCTCTACCTCTCAAATAAGAACTAAATAACAAGTCTAATAATCTTTATTATTTCCAATGCACTTCTCCACAAAGTCCGCCCACTTCTGCATTACTTCTCTTCGCTGTTCGAGGTATTCGCCTCGATTGTATGCCTGTTCGGTCATCGTTCCCACAACATGACTGAGACATAACTCAATGATGGACTCTTTTATATTTGGTTGAGCGGTCAGCCATTGACGACCGCAAGCCCTGATACCATGAACTTTTAATTTATCCTTGTATCCTATTTTCTTGAGCGACTTCATCAGCGTTGCCTCACACACCTGATTCTGTGTGGGGCTGTTAAAGATGTAATCGTTGAATTTGCTTGTATGAGTTCCAGCCTGATAAGTAATAATCTGCTGTGCCTGTCTTACCAACGGCACTCTAAAGTTTTCAAGGGTCTTGGTTTTGACGTCTACATAATCTCCTTTCACTGCCGCAAAGGTCATTGACCTGACCTCTGTATTTCTAAGCAGTGTGTAGAAATAGAAGTGCAACATGTTCTGAAGATACACTGGTTCTGTTCTCATCGCCCTAAAGAGTTCGGTCATATCCTCTTCAAGCGTATCATCAGAGAAGGTTGCATGATGCTGTACTTTGACCTTTGGCAAAAACTTACTAATTTTGATTAAAGGATTGAACGGAGTCAGACCTTTAAACGTGGTGTAGTCCAACAACTCACGAAGAACATCAGCAATACGTCTGGCGGTATTCACTCTGTTTGCGTCAATGTAAGTCTGCAAGAACTGCATTGCGTTCGGTGCGGTCAACCATTCAACAGGTTTATTTTTTATCTTATCAATATGACTCAGATAAACAGACTTGTATTTTTTCTGTGTACTCTCAGCAATAGATAGGTCTGCGTTGTGTCTCCACTCCTGCCATACCTCACCAACCGTCACAACAATTTTTTCTTCAGAGACTACAGGCTTAAAAATATCCACACCTTTTTTCTGCTGAACAAGCATTGAGGTATACAGTGCCCTTGCCTGTTCAATCGAACACTGCGGATATTTGCCTATTAGTCTGACGTTCTTCTTGCCGTTAATGGTTTGAATTGCTTTGAAAAAGATAGTGGTATCACGTTTACCACCACGCAAAATTATAGACATACCTGTAACATCAGTTAATAATTTAGACTTACCGAGGTCACAAGTTAGATGCTCTAACTGAGTATTGGAAAAATTTACACGTTCCTGCATAGTTCTGTTTCCGTTCGATTCTTGAAAAGGTAACAAGTTCTATGCTTAAAATAAAGCATCAAGGAAACATTTGCAACCTTTTTTGATAAGTTTTGTCACGTTATTTGCAGAATAACACAACAAAACGCACAGAATTATAAGGAAATTTTGGTAGGAAAAATGATTAGTGGTGCTGGTAACAGGAATTTAACAGCCCTTCTGTAACAGGGCTTTCAAGCCTTTTGACGGTCACAAATTCTTTATTGTTACCCACCATTCCAATTTCACTGTAGTATTTATCAAACTTCGCAGAATCAAACTTGGCAAGATTGAAAGGTGCAAATCCGTTCTTATACAGAAAACGATTCACTGAGTCTAAAGTCAGTAATGATGCGTATTCTGTCATTTTGATCCGTTCAACACCTGCCAAAAGTCCTTGCCTAAGAGCGGTTCTGTATTTCGGCACACTCCAGTGTAAATGCGATCTTAACATAGTCGAAGTCAACAATCGCTGTTTCCCTGAAACTTTATCCCACCAATCAAGAAATTCCTTCCTCTTAACGAACATGAAATTGTGTACAGTCTCAAAGTGAAATGGTAATTCTCCTTGTCTTGCCATGACATAAAGATTCTGATTCTTTGAACCGATAAACACCTGCTCGACTACAGAGTTAAAAGAAATTTTTTCCTGTATTTCGTTTCGCTGTTCATCGGTAATCTTCTGCGCTATCTCCATGCAAAGTAGTTTTCTGTACATCGGAAAACCGCCCCTGCCTTCCAACCAATCCTTTGCCAAAGGTTTGTGTACCCAAGCACCGTACATCAGAGATGAATGGTCTACTTTTAAAATGCACGATGCCTCAGCAGATGCTATGTAGTCTTTTGGTATTCGTCTATAACGCATTTGAGTTCATCTCGTGAATCATCTTATCCAGAGCACCGATAAAGCGTTCAATTGCTTTGTTCGGGTTTCCGTAAAAGTCCATTGTCATCTTGTCTTTGCCGTACTCCATCAGGATTGAATAATGGTCATCGCCCTCTTCCTGAGCCAAGCCAAAGCGTATCTGACTACCGCCATCAACATGAAAGAATAGTTCGTTCTCCCTTTCGTCTGTGAACTTCCAATTTTCAGGATTAACAAAATCGCTGCCGTCATCATACTCAGGTTTTAATTTTTCAAACTTACTCATCTATATACTCTCCAACAATACAACCACACGCAAATTTCTTTTTTGCCTGTTCAATCAATGTTTCGTATTCTTCAAAAACATTCCTGAACTGAGGCATTGTAAAAAGTTCTTTGACTACCCAGTTCCTAAACAATCCGTTCTGTTCAGTATAAAAGCAAATATCGCTTACCAAACAGTCAGGTGGTGGCATACAGTTACCAAGAGATCTACGTTCATACACGTAGATGTGCTCACCTTCTTGGCGTTCCTGTTCTGCCTCGTCTATCGTGAGATAGGTTTCTTTCTCTTCATCTCTGAATTGAAGAGAGTCAGCACAGACATACACATATTCTTTGCCGAGCCTTTTGTCCTCTTCAAGTTCCTGTCTTGTCAGTTTTCGTATTACCATAACCAACCACCAAGACAAGTTATTAAAGCACAAATTGCTATTGCACTTATCGTAAAGCCTAACCCAAAGAATACACCTGTAACAAATACCGTGAATATTGTTCCTAAATCTGTCTTGTCCATGTCAAGTCTCCTGTGCTAGTTCATATTTAACTTCTTTTTCTCTTGCCTGTTCAATTAGTTTTTTCAGTTCTTGTTCAGTAAATGTTTTCATTTTTCAATTCTCATGGTTTTATTTTATTTATGTGTTCAAAGATTCTGTGAGCCTGTTCTCCTGTGATAATTTGTTCTTCAACGCAATCTAGAATACCTGCATTAATTTTATTTGATGCTTTACCTACAGCTCCATCAGTAATATCTATAATTATAGATATTAGAACAAGAGCAGAACCAACACCTAAAAAGAAATTAGTCATTCTTATAATACCTACTTACTTTCTCATATAATTTTATAAATCGATCTACATCATTGATTCCTGAAATACCTATCTTATTGAATCTTGCTTCTCTAGCACGACATTCAGCTGAAGTTATAGCTAACAATAAATCAAAATATTCTTCTTTTTTAAGTTTAATAGTAATTAACTGTGACAAGCGGAATTTTCTCAAATCTGTATGTTTGTTTTTCATTTGGGTATTTTTCATGGTCAACCTCTGACATAAACGTATTTAACGGGCTTACACATGGTTCCGTATCTGACCCATAAATCCAGCAACCAGGAATATATGCAAGAATATTTTTAATACGGCTAGTAATTTTTTTTGTAGTCTCGCAAACCTGATAAACAACAAGTTTTTCATCAGTTTCAGCGTGATGCCCCACACAGATAATCTTATAGAACTTCCCTTTGAAGTGTTTGTATATTTCGCCAGATTTAGGTACATCTCTAGTCATTTTCTATTCGCACCAAAGCTCTAATGTTGGTTCCTCTAAATACGGAGCGTCATAACTCCAATCTACGACATTAGAGCAGGGAATATCTTTAAGAGAGTGATAAACCAACGTATTGTAATGAATTACTAAATTGTCTGTAGAAAATTCAAACAACTTTGAGCCTCCACTATCACTAAGCCAAATATCGCCTTTCTGGAGTAAATCTATAAAATCGTGTATTTCAATCATTCTTCGACTCCAGTTCTCCGTTGCGCTCAGAGAGTTCTTCTATGCTGTCCCAAGTGATTTTTTCTATCGTTGAAAGTTGTTTATCAATTTGCTCCGCCTCTTCAGGGTGTTCTGCTTTGCGTTGCTTAAAAGCCTCTGCATAAGTTCTACGTAGGCGTATAAGTTCAAAAGCGTTTGAACAAAACTCATCAGTCATTTGCCGTCTAACCACTCCACCTTATTGCCTTTATAATAAATCCTTACCTTCTTGGCTGTGATCAAATCAGATTTAAGTTCTCTGAGATGTTTAAGTTCTGCACCATACTTTGAGTTTTCCTTAAACTTGTTTTGATACAACCAAAGTTCAAGTCTTGAAATGCGACTCTTTACCCTTTTGATTAGTAAATCAATTTCTTCTTTGGTCAGTTCCCTATCTATCATTCCTAAACGTTCTCTTTTTCTTCTCTGCACCACTCTTCATAGTGCTTTTCAATTTCGTCATAGACCTGTTTACTTGCATCAGACAGTGTTTCTGCGGCATCGAAAGCATCATCAAGTAGAAAACCTTTAGTCGGATTTTCTGCATATCTTTCAAGCGTATCTGCGCAAGCCCTTATCTTCTTAATCAGTTCCAGTCTTGAACAGTACACATTCCAGTCCTGCTGTTCCCGAAACTCGTTATAAGTCATTTCCATAACTAGCAATCCTTGTAGCCTGTCTCTGTGTCTAGTTCCCTAATGGCTTTGTCAATTTCCTGCTTAAGGTGCATCAGACCTTTTCCAAATCTGCATTCCTGTAAATCGTCAGTAAAGGCATTAACAAAGCGATTCTGTGGCGAAAACAGTTCTAACAGCGTACAGGTATAGTCGCTGTAGTTCTTGAAACTGTCGCAAAAGTCCTCATCAACCTCTGCCCTTCGTGCATAGAACATCGCCTTCTGTAAGTCCTGCATCTGGTGTTCTTTGTCCTGATACTTATCCTTGTATCTAAAACAATACTTCAGACAGTTACCAATCAGAAAGCCAAGACCTTCACACAGTTCAATCGGTTCAATCACAAGAGAATGTTTCTTGTAGTGGTCAGGATTTATTGCATCGCTCATCTGATACCCCCTGTGATATAAACCAAAATTATCAAAACAATGATGCCGCCCAAGCCGAATAAGAAATCTGATAGTGTCATTATCATTCCTCTAACAATTCCTTAATTTTCAAATAAGTTGCCATGCTGTAAGTGGGATTATTTCCCCCGTTATCTTCCCTGTTCCTTGGTATCATCAGCCCGTTTTGTTCAACAATCTGGTAAAACCTGCGCCATGAAATCCCCAACTTTTTCAAGAGTTGTGCTCTCGTGAATCGCACTGGTTTAGTTGTCTCCAACAGCAGAGACAACTTGGTATCAAGGCGGTCAATCTTCTTTATAATTTCCTTGTCATTCATTTAATTACCTAAAACGGAATATCATCGTCTGCAACTTTAATCTGCGGTTCTGCTTTCGGTTCTGTCTTTGGTTTTGGTTCTGCCTGTACTGCTCCACCAAAAGCGTTGCCCTGCGGCTCGGTCTGCCCAATAGCCTCTGCATAAACCTTCTTTGCTTTCTTCAAAGTAAGTTGAATGTCCTGTGCCACATCTGATGCAGACTCAATCTCAACAGCACTGAATCCCTTGTCCGAAAAGAACTCAGAGAAATAAGTCTCATATCCTTTCTTGTTCGTACCGCTAAAACTTGCCACAACTTTGAAGTCCAACTTGGCAATCTCTGGGTAAATAGTTCTTGTCTCTGAGCCTGACTTAGTGTTAAAAGACTTGTCATAATGCTTGTTGAACTTTGGGTTTGCCTTACTGCACAACACCAAGAAGTCCTGTAAGCGGACAGGATTCAAGTCAGAATGTCCGTCACTGTGAACTCTTGCGCCCCAAATACTGAACTTGTGCCATCTGTTCTTAATACCATCAGCACCGCTCTTGAACAGAACCGCAAGTTCTAACTGCTCAAGGTATCCGCCTGTTTCGTTCTTGTCTGGAAAACGTCTGACTGCTGCCTGTAAAATTTCCACGTCATAAACATCAGGTGTCAGTTCCGCACTGATTGGATCGAAAGTCTCAAAGTAACGAAAACTTGTGCGCTCATCTTTCGAGTCCTGTTCCATCTTTATCATCTTTGCTCTATCGTAATTAACGTTAAGTTCCATGATTAAAGTTCCTCAGTAAAAGTAGATGCAATCTCTCTTGATGTGCTGATAACCTCAGCATCTTTCTGTAAGTCTGAAGGTGCGGCTTTGAAGATTGAAACGAGTTCATCTCGATTGTGTGCGCCTTTCATCTGTGACAGCAGTTCGTTTTTCTGTGCGCCAAGAACGGTGGCAAGTCTCTTCTGCTGTGATTTACTCTTAGCCTCATCAGTCAATAGTGAACGGGTTATGCTCTGTTCTGCCGAGTCAGGGTCGTAGGCTCCCCAACCATAAGCGTTACTTGCGGCAATAGTTAAGGCTCTGTTCTCCAACATACGCTTTGGATTTTTCAGCCAAGGAGTCTTTACAGGGTCAAATTCCTCATCGAAATAAGCAGTCCCTTCAAACTCACCAACAGCACCGTTCGGCAGAATCTTGGTGATAACACAGGTCACACTTTCATAGACCGATAAAGTCTTGATGCCTCTGCCATCGTTGATTTTCTTCTCCACCATGCCACTACGCTTATAAGTCACACCTGCAAAAGTTGGCTGTGAACTTAAAGCCTGTCTCCAGCCCTTCAAGGAAACGCCAAGCACAAGGCGATTCTTCTTGTCTTTAAAGCCGTAAATGCCGCCCATAATCGGGTCAAGGTGCATTGAACTTGAGAGTTTCATAAACTCCATCACGTCACTTGCCTCAACCTTTACATCTGGTACATCAGGCAGAGAGATACTAGAGACAATGCTCTTAACCGTTGTCATCACATCGAACTTGCTCTCAAGAGACTTCAGGCAACTATCAACAAAACCGACTTCACTCTCATTAAGAATCTCAACAGGTGTTTCCACAGTGGCTATTTCATTCTTTTTCATAAAATCCTCGCTTGTTCCACAAACTTGTATATATCCTCTACAGAGAAAGTCACACATTTACCAATCTTCCCTGTAGGTTTCGGAAATCCCTGCACCTGTTCGATGGCTCGTAATGTGCTGTGAGTTACACCGAAAAAGTCGCACAATGTTGCCCTAGTGAACTTGGCGTAAGTTATTTCCTTCTCTTCCCTGAAATCCGATGCTTTCCACCTCAGAGTCTTTCCGAGTCTGTAACCTTTCGGAAAAAAGGAATCGTGCTCACGATGCCAATCAACTCCTGCTGGTGTAATCCCTAGTATCTTGGCTAGTTCCTTCTTTGAGATAAGTCTCATTCTTCAGACCTCACCGCTAATGTCAGACGTGGTGACTCTTTCTTTTCCACAATGTACTTGCCGTACAGTTCAGGATTTTCCGTCTTAAAAGTATTCACATCAAAGGAACGTCTTGTTGCGAAAGTCAGTCTTGCAAGCACATCGCCTGATTTGTTAATCAGTGCTTTGTGTTCTCCGATGCGCTCTTTCAGAATCGCAGTCAGTTCAGAATCTTCCTCTTTGAGTTCAGCCAATTGCGCCCTGACTTCTTGAATCCTTGCCACAACTTTTGTTGTGTCATCGTCTGAAAAGACAGCATCGTTGCCGTCACTCTCCAACTCATCTGTGACCTCTTCAAAAGTCTTAGGTGCTTTCCTCGGAATCAGAGAGTTGAACAAGAAGTTATCTTCAGCAGCAATAACCTTGCGGATTAAGTCATCGTCTCTTTCAACCTTGTAGATGCGCACACCGTTCTCAAAGGTCAGCCAAACTGCAAGATAGCCGTAATCTTTACCTGTAATGTAAAGTTGTTTCTGTACCTGAATGAAATATTCCGTTGGCATCAAGTCATCTGGTGTAACAACCTTGCCATTAACAAGTACGCAACCTTTGCCCCACAGCCTATTGCCATCAGACTGTACAGGGTTTACCGCACCTGTCTTTATCTCAAGAACAGTCCTGTAACCATCTGCATCAGTAATCATGTAATCAATCTGAGCACTTGACCAAGGTCTTTTAGGGTCAACTCTAAATCCTCTGCCCTTGCGAACCTTTCCGCACAAAGCAAGTGCCGCCTCTTTTGCCACGAACGGCTCATTAAAAGTGCCTCTGCGCATAGCAAAAGAATTGATCCGATCATCTTCAAGACTAGTCATCTGTTCATACAGTTCAGCAGGTTTCATATAGCGTGAAAGTCCACACAACACTGCACTTGCATGTCCGCCAAAATGTGTCTTGTGATACAGCGGAATCTTGGCATCATCAGGTAACTTGCCGTTCTTGTCCGCATACACTTTGCGCCAAGCATCGGTCTGCCCTTTCGCCCATTCCTGATATAAGAACCTATTAAAATTTCCCATCTGTTTTCTCCAAAGGACTCAGTTCATAAATCACAATTGCTTTACTTTTCTGAGTTAAACCGTACTTCGCTTTGAACTGCATCATCTGTTCTTCAAGACTGCTTGCCGTTGGTTTGAAGATACCTAACTCTTTCTTGGCTCTACCAATAGAGCAGTAGCGTGTTGACCTTGCAGTAACCTTGTAACCTGACTCTACTGGTGTCAGAAGAAAGGTGTAGTTGGTGCAAGGTATTTCAATATTCTTAATACTCATTGATAATTACTTTCCGTAACTAACCTTTTATTACGTATAGTTTACGTAAGTTTACGTAAGATGTAAAGATTTGTGATAAAAATTGTGACAAAATGAACAAAAAAAATAACTCAACAGATGTGAGTTATTTCAAAGAAAGGGGTTTAAAGGCTAGTCGCAGAGACGGATCATCAGGACTATGCGAAAGGTTTTGAGGATAAGTTCAGAGGCTTGTTGTACGGTTAAATGATATGGATCGCCTACAGGTTCTGTAACATCTATAGCACCGTCAACAAAGTAATGTAACCTTGCAAAGCGGATACCATGCTTGGTCGCCAATACATATCTTCCGTCTTGCGGCAATTCATCTTTCAGATGAACAATTACCCAATCTCCAAGATACAGGTATGGTTCTAATCCTGAATAAGGTATTACGTAAACTCCCAAATCATCAGGGTTACCTGTATATGTTTTCTTAATCACATTCGAGGGTACAAGGTAGTTCTGCTCAAGTCTCTTAATAGAGGCATCATTCTTCTGAATATCAATCTCTATACCTTTTATAGATAAGACCATTCCTTTGGTAGGTTTGGGTTTACTCGTCTGTTGAGGTGTTGGTATTTCTTCCATCGACTCCCAAAAATAATTTTCATCAACACCAAAGAATTTGGCTAATAAAGGAATAAAGCGAGGTGTAATTGCCTGTTCACCTTTCAACCAACGAGAGACAGTGGGCAAAGAGGCTTTACAATATTGAGCAAGTTCAGTACGTGTTGCGCCTTTCCGCAATAGCAGTCGGGCGACCTTATCTTTCAATAACAGTGTATCTTCCATAAGTGACTCCCTTTTTTTGCACAGTTTTATTAACTTTCTTTATTTTTCTTTGCCTAACAGATAACGCCAGATTAGGGAGTATTGCGCCCTGTTAAGGACTATTAGGTATTTTGCCTGAAAAAATTTGTTTACGCTACTTTCACCTTCTTTCATAAAATTGTGTTATATTACCTTTTATCGGAGAAAGTTTACTTAACTTTAAGCAACTTTTGAAAAGACACACAAGAGGAAAAAGTATGGCAAATATTGCGACAACTACTTTTGCAAAGGCTCTTCATCTTGAAATGACCGACAAAGAACTGGCAGACCTTTTAAAGGTTAGTTTAAAAACCGTGCCTTGCTATCGAACGAAAGGTATGCCTTCGGGGACTATCCTCAAATTGAAATTGCTCAAACCTAATTTAAAGTCTTGGGCTTTCTTACCAACCGATTTATCTCAAATGTTCTGATTCTGATTGCAAGAGGTCATAAAGATGACTGAATCCAAAGAGACTACAGTCTTAATCTTTCCTAATGAACTTGCATCACTCCATCTGTCTGCAAGCGCAATAATCACTGTCAGCAGAATTTTCACCTTTACAGATGGCGGAAAGAAACCTTGTTACATCAAAAATTCTTACCTGATGAATGTATTTGGCTTTTCTTGCTCAAGTTGTTCAAACATCTTTAAAGAGTTGCAAGAGAAGAAAATCATAAAAACCGAAATGCAGATAGCAGGAAGCGCAAGATACAGAAAGGTTTACTACATCTACAACCAAGAACAAGGTGGTAAAGAATCTTTACAGGGTATCGAAGAGACAGAAACTGTCTTATTGAAAGAACAGAAACAGTCCTATGGAGAGGACAGAAATTGTCCTATGGATAGTGTGAAAAACACACCACATGGTGAGAAAAACACACCAGGGGGTATACCAAATTCTGATATACCAAAAAATGGTATACCAAAAATTGGGATACCAAATTCTAGTACACCATATACCAAAAATTGGGATACCGTATACCAAAATTTGGTACCTATTAAGAATGAATATAAGAAAGAATATAAGAATGAAGATATAGATCTAGGGACTCAGGAAAAATCAGGGCAAGGTTCTGAGTTAATCCAAGGTTCTCAGTCTGAGAGTCAGGAGCAAGGACACAGCCTTTCTCTTGGAGAGCCACAGGAAAACAAAGACAGAGTTCCGTTTCCCCCTGAATCTGAGGTCACTTCCTTGCAGACTGAGATAATACAACCAAGCGTTCCTGCCGCCTCCGACCCTGCAAGACCATCAAGCAAAGAAGAAGTGCTTGCCTATTTCACTGCCTGTAAAGAAAGGAAAATCAAAGAATACCCTTGCTTGCAGAACTATGACCCATCTTTAGAGACAGAGACTTTTCTTAATAACTGCATCAGCAACGAATGGAAAAGGCGAGTAGGCGGAAAACTTATGCCCATCAAGACATGGAAAGGTTACGCCAACACTTTCTTTCAAAATTGGATCCGATGGAACAAAGACAGAGTTAAAACCAAAACCACAACAGATGACAGTTATTACAACGTGTTTGACTCATTTAAATAGAGGTGTTTATGACAAATCAAGACTTAGCAGAGTTTAGCAAAGAGATGAAGAAAGTGTTTATCGCTTTTCACAGGAACTTTGAAGGGAAAGAAAACATCGTGAAGGAAGAGGTCTTTATCTACTTTGACACAATGAAAAAGGCTTTTTCACTCCACGATGTCAGGCGTTCAGTGCAATATTTGCTGATACACCATACAGGATTTTACCCTACTATCGCTGACTTTTTCAATGCGTTGAAGGTAATCAGAAAAAGAGATGCCCAGATTAAAGCAGGAAAAGCCTCTGAACAAGCCGCCCTTGAATACAAACAAAGTCTCTTGCCTTACAGCCCTGATGACCTGAAAGGAAAGATTGCCGCTGTTGATGAAGTTTTGAAAATGATTGAGGAAAAAATCCATGAATGAGTCACGCAAATATGAGATTCAACTTACAGGTTGGGTACTGTTCAGCGGTAAGGCTTTACGCAAAGCAATTGAATTACACCCTGAACTTGATGAGTCATACTTTCAAGATGCTGTATGCGGTGCGCTTTATAGAGCCTGTGCAGACTTCATCACCATCAATCAGGGTAAAGGCGTTGACTTTACTGCTGTCATCAATAAAGCAAGCAAGATACTCAAGGGCAAGAAAAAGCCTGAGCAGTTGCAGAAGTTACTGCCTGATTTTGAACAGGCATACATCGACAGCAGAAAAGCAGTCTTGCCTGATAAAGCAGGTGAGTATTTTACTGCCAAAGTCATAGACGCTCATAATCGCTCTAGGATTAAAGATTTAGCCCTTGCCTTAACCGAGGTAGCGGAAATGCCAACAGGTGACGTTATAGAGCAATATAGATGCCTTGTGAGCGATTTTGAAGAGAAGGTCGGACAGGATAAGACAGGTTTAGTTTCTTGGGCGCAACTTTTCCATAAGACTATTACCGCATTACAGAAAGGCGAAACACGTCATGCACAGTCAACAGGTTTTCCACAGTTAGACTCTCTGCTCAACGGTGGATTCTATGACGGCACATTCAACATCATTTCAGGCAGACCAAGTGCAGGTAAGACGGCTTTAGCCATAGATATTGCAAGCAATATCGCACGTGACCCAAAGGCTAAAGGCTCTGTAGTTATCTACAGTTTTGAAATGACCAATCAGGAAATTATCACAAGACTTTTTTGTTGGTTCTCTGGAATGAGTCTGAAAGAGATTATGCGCAGTTCAAACGCATATTCCAAGATAGCGCAGGAGTTCAAGAAGATTGGAGAGGCATCAGGCAAGGACTTTGACACTGACCGTCTGATTCTGTCTGACAGGTCAAACGTAACTGTGCAGCAGATAAGGTCAGAACTTACCGCAATCAATAAGGAACACGGATTGTCTGCGGTTGTGATCGACTACATTGGTCTGATGCACGAGAAAGGAAAGTTCGAGACAAGGAACGTGGAACTTGGTCACATCTCTTTTGGACTGCGTTCAATCGCCAAAGATTTACAAGTACCGTTCATCGTAGTTGCCCAGATGGGTAGACAAGGCGAAGGAGAAAGCGGAACACCAAAAGCATCATTCCTCAGAGATTCAGGCTCTCTGGAACAAGATGCGGACACCATCATTATGCTGACCACGCCTGAAGAGCCAAACGACATGGGCAGTCGTGAAGTTAAGTTACACATTGTAAAAAACAGATTCAATGCCATTACGGGCGGAAAGCCTTTGAACTTAGAGTTCAGAGGAGCATCAAACAGTTTTTATGAAATGGGAAGAACTGAATTACCGCCTGTAGATGAAGATTATGCAGAGGCAAACGATGGACTATAGCGAAGAAGATCGCAAGTTTGCTCAACAGGCTAATGCCCTTCTGCTGAGTATGGGACAAGAGGCGGTCAGATTGAAAAAAGAACAGGTGCAGAGAGAAACAGAAGTTAATCCTTTCCTGATGGGGATACTGGAAAGATGGGCAGAGAAAAATCATATCAACCGTTCGCAAGCCGTTGATTTAGCAATACTTTCATTTTTGAAAGAACACACCGCCATAGATTCAATGACCGCTGAAATTTTAGGTGTTGATGATGAAGTTGTAGGCATGATGCAGGAGGACTACGAGTAAATGTGGAAAGGACAATATCCTTGCTACGGACAGAAAGTCGTAAGGGTACATGTTGGAGATGACAGTTGCGAGGCAAGACAGATTGTGTTGCCTATGCCACCAAGCGAGAACGAACGTATCACCATTAACTACTCAGGGCTTAGGGAGTCAATGGAACAGTACGGCAGGAAGAAGAGCAAGAGAGGGATTTTCTGTAATACCAAGGAATACAACGCTTGGTTAAACCTTGCATCGCACCAGTTAAGGAAGGGATTGTTACCAGCGTTACAGAATGATGTGGCGGTCTTTATAACAGTAGTCTTTCCTGACAACAAGAGGCGTGATGCCCAGAACAGAGAGAAAGCCTTTTTCGATGCCCTGACACAAAGTGAGTGTGTATATCTTGATGATTCACAGGTCAAGTTGCACACCAACAGATGCTTGGTCAGAAAGGGATTCAGTTTCATAACGGCATACGTGGCTGAACTGAAAGACTTGCCAACACAATTGGCATATGACCTGAACAACAGCGTACTTGAAAAGATAGTGGAGATGGTGAATGAAGGCGACAACACTCAAGGATTGGTTAATCAATAACTTCTCTTTAGAACCAGTGCTCACCTGTTGGGCGGCTTGGCAGAACATGGATACACCGAGGCTTGGTTATAAAACAATGCTTAAAGGTGCGTATCACACCAAAACAATATGGCTTAGTGAAGATGAACTGATGCTTGTAGACAAGACATTATGCAAGGTCAAGCAGGAAAACAACACCTTGTTCAAAACAATCCTGATGAGGTTTGTTGACCATAACACTTATCAGGACATCGCAAGGAACCTTGGCTTTACAAGCCCAAGTGCAGGTCAGGCAAAGGTGATTGATGCGGTGAAGAGTTTTGCAGAGAAATTGGAGAAAGCGATAAATGGATAATGTTCTCTATTACGAAACAGCAGAAGGTGCGGCAATACCACAGAAGGCTCACAAGACAGATGCAGGATTCGATCTATTCGTTCACGATTGCAGGATTGTACAGAGCACAGAGGGAGAAAGTATCAGACGTTACAGTATCGCCACAGGAGTCAGAGTAGCAATTCCTGAAGGGTATGTTGGTCTGGTCTTACCACGGTCATCAATAAGCATGGCAGGTGTTCTGACTCATACAGGCGTCATTGATGCAGGATATACAGGATTTATTCGAGTCTTTCTGACAGTCTTTAATCCAAGTTTTACGCCAGCCATAGGAATGAAGATAGCGCAATTGGTGGTGTTGCCATTACCCGATTTTACTTTGCAGCAGGGAATGGTCAGCACACTTGAGACTGAACGTGGCAGTAATGGTTTTGGCTCTACAGGGAGATAAGAAATGAAAGTTAAAAAGGCGTTTGTCATTCCCGTAGACAGGGAACTCAACAAGGGCGGATTCTATCTGAAAGAGATTCAAGTTTATGAAGTGTTAGATGGAACAGGGTCACACGTAGTAAGCGCATTTACCTTTTCACCATGGAAGAAAAAATTAAATGAACTCATCAAGAATCTGCTAGGGGATTCACTTGATTACGGATTTATGACCGTAGAAGTTGAAGGAGTTGAAGGTTTTTTCAAACACAAGATGCTGACCTTTGAAGAGTGGGCAAGTCTTTGTATCTACACAGAAAATCTTAGTAAAGGGACAGAGGCATGGAACATAGGACAAAAATTATACAGCGTGTTCTGTGTAGTGCCTGAATTTTTCAGATGGCATGAAAAGGCAAAAGATACTATCTGTTGTGATCGAAAGAAGGTTGAGGGCTTTGAAGAGGTTGACCAGAGAACCAAGACAGAGATTCCAAAGACCGAAAAACAATTGAGCAGGATTTATAGTATTGCAGGAAAGTTAGATAAACTCACGATAAGCAAAGAGGATAAAGAGTTTCTCATTACAATGATGATGAACTACAGGAAGGTTATCAATCTTGGAAAGAGAATATCTGACTTTGAGTATCTATCCAGAGATGTCATCAAGTTTGACAGGCTCATCAAAAAGTTGAAGTTGGACTTATCTTGAGAACCAATTTCTCACAGTAAATAAAGCAGATAAGTTAAGAGGTGAGATAATGAAGAGGTCAAAAGTCTGTCGGAAAGGACAAGGAAGTTTCCATTGTTTTGATTACTTGTCTATTAGGTAGCAGTCTGACAGGCTTTTGATTGATGTATGGTGTTATCACACAGAGTTTGGTCTAAAGGCTTTGGTTTCAAGTGGTATGCGCTAAAAAAGCGTTAGTAACAAAGTGAGATAACACCGCCCTATTCCACGTCACTCCTTAGTTTGCATAGTAACTGGAGATTATCCCCTGACCAACAATCGGGGGATTTTTTTTAGGCTCGTCAAGCGAACCAAAAAGTTGCCTTGTTCACATTATTCAGAATCCCATAGACACGTAAGAATCGATCATCAGACATTGTAATCAAGTTCAGATAAGCAAACAATCGCAACATAGACCTATCACCAAAAACTCAACACCGTTTAAATTCAACAATGGAATCGATCACATCAGGAATCTAAAAGCAAAACAGAGAAAAAATTTTTGAAGAGGACAACTCAGGAATCGATCACATATGGGATAGGTAAGAACAACAGGTGAAGAACAATACAGCAGGTCAGGATTTGAAAAGAAAACAGAAAAAATTTTGTGTAGGGTAATGTGGGTTTTGGCGAGCGTTTGGGGGTAAAGGGTCAAACCAAAGTCATGCAAGGTCAAGTCATTTCGATTGAGTCCAACCAAATCTGATACAATCAACCGCTCAGGCGGTATCAAGTCAGGTAACAAACAGGAATAATCACATCTAACAGACTGCAATTACAAGTCAGTTCGATACTTGATATTAGCAGATTAGTCACAACTTACGAAAAACCAAAACACGGAACTCTAGCAGACTTAATTAGAATAAACTTGATTGAAGTGAGTCAAAGATGTTTTATCACCCTCCTTACTCACCTTGTTTTTTCACACATCGCATCTCTTGTAAACTATTTGCTCACGGCTTAACGTGATCGAAACCTGATCGACTCAATTGCACGTTTGAACATGCGAACGCTTGAACAACCGCTCAACTGTTCTGTATATCAGAATGTGATCGATACAACTGGATAAGATAGATTAACAGGATAGATATTAAAACGGCATTTTCAGGCAGTCAAAGGGAGGACTGCCTTCAATGCTTAAACGGTCAAGGCGGTTAAAACGTTTAAAACATATATAACATATCGCGCGCATCTGCCCGTATGACCCCCATTTTTTCACGTATATTTTTTATATGTCAAGCCGTAAATCACTTTTTTATAGAATAATCAAATCAAACTTTTTTATATTTCATTTTTTTTCTATAATAACAATCTCAAAAACTCTTAGTAACTTTTTTTCTTTTATGCTTTTAAGACAACAAAAAAGGCGGTATTAAACCGCCCTTTTATTTTTGTTTGCTGCCGCTTATGCTTTTAATGGCTCTAATTCAAAGCCCAAATCATCAGCGTCTAACTCAATAATTTCATTTATTTCATTTTCTGTTTTTGAGACCTCAGTCTCTGCTTCAGGTTTGTAACTTTCTGCAAGTTTGCAAGTCCAGTCAGCGATTTTTTGAGCCTGCGCAATTGCTTTGCCTAAATACTCAGGATTATTTTTCAATGCTGTATGCCAGCCCCTGAGATAGTCCACGCTTACAAGCGGTTTGGACTCAATGCCCAAACGAGCACAGATAAATGCACTTGCAAATTCTGCGATCAGTTCTTCAAAAGCGTATGATTGTGAGCCAAAAATACCATCAATATCACGCTTTAAATCCTCAACGTTTGCGGCAGTCCAATGGGCTAATTCATGTAAACAAGTGCCGTTGAATTTTGCTCTATCGGTAACCATATCATCGTTAGGCAGCGCAATTTTATTAAAGTACGGTTGATAACATGCGCTCTGTGTCGCACACCTTACAATTTTAGCCCCTGATTTTTCCAAAATGTGAACTACTAGCCCATTAGTAGCGGTTTTATCAGTTTTAACGCATTTCTTTATCAGAGCTTTTTTGACGTCTGTATCTTCAAAAGAGTCTGCATTAAACGTAAGAAATTGCGAGACCATAGGATATACATAAAAATAACGATGATCATTATCTTTGTATGATTTTTTCTCTTTAATGTATTTTTTCTGATCGGCTTTCAAGCCGTTATATACAGACTCTGTGATGAAACGCTCAGTATACTTGAAAAACTCACACCTAACAGCGTGAGAGCCTTTTTTAATCTTTAAATCCTTATTTTCTTTTGTGACCGAGAAAGGTGCAAAAAAAGGAGTAGACCATTCATTAAGCATCGCATAAATGCTTAATTTAACAAAATTACGCCCCCTGTAGACGTCACCAGATACAAATTGAGTCGGGAGGTTGTAAAAACATTTATGCCATTTTTCAGGAGTGTCCACGTTTTCAAACATCTTGACAAACTCAAGATCTAACTCGTGCATTTTTTGCTTAGTAGACTTTACAGTCTTATCAGACTTTGCAACAGTTTTTGCAGTTTTTGCAGTTTTTGTAGTAGCCATAATAATCACCTTTTTTTTGTTAGTTAAAATTGAAAAGATGTTTTATCATCTTTGTTACTTATATTGTAGTTAATTCTAACTTTATTGCAATTTTATTTATAATATTATGTGACATATATCACACTGATATTTGTATCTAATTGAATTATAGATAATAAAAAGCCGCATTAAGCGGCTTAAATGTGGTTATCTGGATAACTATTCATATAGATATTGTAGATCGAAGGTTGTTACATATTGATTGATAGATGCTTTGATTACATCTATATCATTAACATCAATATTCATTGATGCGGCTATCATCTTTATTTTTTCATTGGATAAAAAAGGAATAACGGCTGCACGAATAATCGCTTTTTTTAACAGACTTGAGTCTGTATCATTACGCTGATGTTGTTTTTTCTTTAAACTCAATAAAGCATTATGAGCATCATTTTTGGACACGTTCAATCTCGTTAAGACCATTGACTCTATAGAACCATATGATTTTTCTATAAATTTTTGTGACATAGACCCTTTATAGCCTAAAACTTTCATCAATTCTGCTATATTTTTGAACGAAATATCAAAAACTTGTATCATTTTGCGCCCCATTTTTTTTATATTACATCTATATCTATAGAATAGAATACTTTATTTTTTATTGCAAGTTTAAACTTTTTTCTAATTAAATTTCATTATATTTCAATCTTATGCTAATTATTTACAACTTTTTTATAAAATTTACTTGCAATATTATAAATGATAATTATAATGTAAGTATACAAAGTTGATACAGGGTCAACTAAGAGAATTGAAGGTGATGCTATGAAAACAAGATATGACTTAATCATTGATGAATACGAAGACCTGACTGACACCAAGGAATATCAGCGCATAGCGTTTTTAATTGATGATTACTTACGTGACTGTATAGATGATGATCTTGTAACTGGTGACTCATCTCAAGAAATACAGGATAGTTTTTGGCGGCTGATTAACGAAAAGATGCAGGATTATCTTTGTGGCGTTTCATCTGACGGGCTTATATCGATTTATGGTTTTGAGTATGAAACAGATGATCGCATTGTCTGGAAGTGGAACGATGAAAAAGAGTTTCATAAAAGCATAATCAAGGAAAATTCTAACTTTAAAGTCGGTGAACTTGTTTACAACTTAGATGAAATTATGCGCATATAGGGCTTAACGCCCTATCTATCAAAGTGCATTGATATCAGTGTGCTTTTATGGATAACTACAAAAATGAGGTGATTATTATGCGTAAATTAAAGTTATATTTTTGGCAATTGTCAGATCTAAATATTGATTATTGCGGCTATTGGAGAATTAAAAAACGTGGTTGGTTATATAGACTGACAAAACCATTAACACCTGAACAAAAAGTGGCAATTACCCAAAAGTATCAAAATGTAGAGTTGTATACGCATAGTCTTGAATATGCACCAGAGATAAAAACATCGGCTATCTTACTGCTAGACCGATGCAAGTAACAACGGGCTAACCGTCACATCTAACAGGCTAGACAGGTCTAAAAGTGTGACGGACTTCAAAAACAGGTTTTTTCTCAAAGGTTAAGCCTAGCCACTTTGAGAGTAAAAAACAGACCTATAAGGGGATAGGCACAAAAACGCCTATCTATCCAAGCGATTTTGCAAAAATTGTGAGGTTGTTTGGATAGGTACGAAAAAATAATGAACTTTATTAAAGGTGATAGTTATGATTGAATTATTAAAGTTGTTTCTTTTAACGGTTTGCCTTTGCGCTGTAACATTTGAGTTATATCTCATTCTGTTAGCGGGCTATGTGGCTGGAATGTAAAGGGAGATGGTACGATGAAAACTGTATCAAAAGATGAGTTCTTAGGAATGGATCACTATGACAAAGTGGAATACATTAACAACCTTTGCAGGGAAAATGGAGTTGATCCATACCTGAAAATCGAAAACGGAAACGTCATTGATATTGACTCAGGAGAAACAATCGAACAAATCTCTTTCTTCGATTACGCCCTTGATTTAAATATCGAAGGCACGGCTTTACAAGGCAAGGTGTTTACTGATTAACTGAGATAGGCACAAAAATTAGAGGTGATATATGAAATACAGATTTAATCTTACTTACGCCGACAAAGTCGGCGCAACAAATAGGGAATACTTTGCCGACCTTGACGGCAAAGAGTTTGAATGTGACTCTGACAATCAGGCTTATGATTATGCTCTGGAGAGTCAGGCACCGATTGATAAACAAATTGATGCTGACGGTGTTATGAACGCTCTTGATGTGCTCTTATCCTCTTGTGTGGAAAGGTACGACTCAGCAGCAGATGAATGGATCCATGTAGAATTTTAACGGGATAGGCACAAATTGAGGTGATATTATGTTTACTTATGACATTGATTTTTATAACAAACTGCAAAATCTTTGCGCTGACATTGGGCTGGAGTTTTATCAGGCTGACGGAAAGGTTCCAACGTTTGATATAAGTGACGGTGACACGGTTTATTCAGGTATCTTAAACGTAAGACGTGTCTTAAAGGATAAAGGCACTGAAGAAATGAGAGACTTGTTTGAGAATATTCTCTCAACAGTCAGGGAAATAAAGGATTAACGGGGATAGGTACAAGTATGAAGGTTTTTGATTTTATTAAGGCTAAAAGGTTGCCGCATGTTATGCGTGGTACAAAGCAAAATGTTATCGTGATTTGCGGTAGCAGTATTATCACTGACCGCAAAGAACAGCGTAAGGCTTTTCGCGAAAGGCACGTAAGACGTTTTGTCTGTGAGGATAACTCAATCAAGATTGAACTTGCTTGTTAGGCAATTCACAAAATAAGGCATGGTATCTTGCAAGGATAGGCACTGTTAATGAGGTCAATATGATTATCTATACTGTAGTATTTGAACCTAAAACAAAAAGACGCTCTGAGTACGTAACAGCGACAATTGACGAACTCAATAGGCTTGTTGATAACGATTACAGCAATTATTATCACACTGACAATAAGGACAATGTTCACCTGCTTTATTTACACGCTGAAGAGACTCTATGCAGATACGCATACGGTGATGATGTTAAGGTAACTGTTGAGCCTATGGAAGTAGAGGAATAAGTTGACCGTTTAAAAGAATTGCAAGTATAGGCACGATAGCCTATACTTAGAAATGCAAATTATCACCTTTAATTTGTAGTTAAATGTTGCCCTGTTCAGAAATGAATAGGGCTTTCTTTTTGTCTTTTGGTTGGATAGGCACAAAAAAGAAAGGGCTTAGCATTACCAGTGTTAAGCCCTTTATCTTATTTGGAGGTTGCCATCATCTAACACATTTTTATTATACCATTTTCTTGTATTCAGGCGGCAAATCAACCTCATGTTCATAAGCATGTTTACAATGGTTGCGATTGAAGGCAAGACCATTGATGAGCGTCATAATTATGAACCAAGCATGATAGGCACTGCTCAACCTGTATGCCCTTGCACTCAAACTTTCATCAACATAACCCCCAAGCAAAGTGTTGGCAAGTTGATCCAAAGAATACACTACATTGGATAGGTACTGTTTAACCGTCATTCTTCACTCACCTTTGTAAAATCCATCATTTCAAATACTAAATCAATAGCATTAACTTCTTCTACAGAAGTACATGCATTAATTTGTGCAATATATTTGAATTTCTGTGTATAAAGGTTTTCACCATTCTGAGCACATTCTTTAAGCAATACTTTTAAATCAGCAATAGTTACATCTTCTCTAAAAGTATTGTCATAGAGTTTATATTTGATTAGGTCTGATTCATCGTGACCTTCAATTAAACCTCTAATGTTGTCTTGTGCTGTCTTATCTGCATTGATTACGTAACCAAGACTAGATGTAATATACATTTCGTCACAATCATTAACTGTGTATTTCTTAACTATACTTTTAAGTTCATTCAGTTTAATTTCTTTAGCCTGAGTCAATACTTCTTCTTCATGTTCATCAGCAAATACTAACTTACCATCAATAGATACTATCTCTCTATCTGTAGTTAATATTTCAGAATCAGGACTAAGACCATTCGTGCTGACCATTAAACCATTCTGTAATCTCTCTCTGACTGTATCAAAGAGAGCAATTTCTTTATCTTCATTAAGTACATAATAATTCATATTTATATCCTCTCTTTGTTAAGCCTCTGAAACTGCGCCTTGAGCGTAAATAAATCGGAATGATGCAACGTTGAATATTGAAGAATAATTTAAAGCAACAATATCATTTTTAGAGCAAGGGATAAAAATGCGTAAAGCCCAACCTATTGTATTTTGAGCTGTACTGATGATATTTGCAGTTCTATTAATAAGTGACAATTCACATGCTTGTGCACTTGAAGGAGAACCTGTTATACAAAAATATCCATCTGCTGGAGCAGTATATGTGCTATCAGAGCCTCCAACAGTAAGATCAATATATCTTGTGCTTGGCATACTAGCCTTAGCCATTATTACCTTTGCACTGTCAGTAACGTTGGAAAAATCTTTATTGGCTTTATTACTCTCAAGGTTATTTACATCAGTCATAACCTCATCAATATCTACTGATATTGATGTTTTCTGTGCATTGGCTATAACGATATAAACATATACTGAGATTGACTGTGTTTGGACTGTATCTGAATTTCCAAAGATTGGTGAGGAACGAGAGGCATCAAAACGAAAGCCACTAATGCGATTAGGACCTGTTCCTGCCTGTGACGCCATAACAGGCGCAGTTCTTGTTGCACTGAAAACACCTGACACGCCATCAAAAAATGAAACTTGTCCTGCATATGCCTGCAAAACCCCGCCAACAGCATTCGGCAATCCTGCCTCGGTCAAATCACCTAAAGCGTTTAGGTCGCTTGTCCCCTCGGTGAACTTGGTAATCTTTGGCAGTCTGATTGTTTCGTTTTCGGAATCGAGCACGAACTTACCGCAAGCCCCGAGCTCAGATACCATCGCTTGCCAATAGGTTTCATTCGTGAAACCTCTCTTTACCGCACCTTGCCACCATAAATTGCCGTCTATTGTGATTGATGTTTCGTTAAAGTCTATTGAACCAAAGAACGGCAATATAGCATTATATTGAGCACCGATGCCGATATGTAAAAGAGAGTACATACTCGCACTAGAAGATATAGTAATATCAGCCGTATAGGTGTCACCGTCAAGGCTATAACTTAATACATAAGATGATCCATTGAATACAAGTTTGAGCCAATAAGTAGTATTAGGTAATACTGTATATGTTCCTGCAACTGATCCGATATCCGTTGAAGATGCGTTTGACGAAAGATTAAGTCTGAAATTAGAAGCCCCTGTAAACAGCGTTAAACAGGAGAATTTTGTATCACCTGAATCGTACCACCCATTTATTAACACTTGATTAGTCGTAGCTACGTCTGCACCTGTAGTACATTTTATGCGTATTTCCCACGTATTTGCTCCGACATTTAATGTTGGATTTAAAATTAACCTATTAGATGAGCTAAACCCTGAATAAACACCACTATTATTAGTTAAAGAACCAAGCTGTTTAGCATTAGCAACTACATCAGCATTGTTATAATCTGCAAGTTTCTTTGCATAATACTGATGATATGCACCGTTGGATACTAAGGAACCATCAGCAAGTTTTAATCCTGAATCAGTCAGAGGTGAGATCGAAAAGACCAACTCATCAATGTTCTTGCCACTTGGTATCTGATTCTCTGTAGGAATACGTGACCAAACATCAGGGTCAGTTGAAGGAGTTACAACCGTTGTACTTGCTCCATTGGCTGACAAGCACATATAGATACTGCCGTTGTAGAATACAATCTCACCAACAGTGTAGTCTTTGGTTGCATCATAAGCATAATCAAGACCTTTAGGGAAAGTAACGTTGGCTATGGCTGTGCTTAATGCAGTCTTGGTTGCATAAGTATTAACAATGTTGTTACCGCTTTCATCTGCAATAGCCTTGTTTGCCGTTGCATCGAGTCTGCCTGTAACTGACAAGTTACCTGAAACAGAGGCATTGCCATTAACATTAAGTTCAGCGGTAGTAAATGAGGTACGGTATCCTTCAATCTTACTGTTTAAAAGTCCTGCCGCATATTCTGTAGCCGCATAGTTTTCTCTTGTACCATTCAGGTCAGAACTTAACTTAACGCCCTGTCCGTTGTAGTTCTTACAGTAGATAACCTTGTGTGTATCAGGATCAATTTCAAGCCACGATATATCTCTTTCCATTGGCTGAGCCATTGAGCCTTCACCTGACTCAGTGACCTCATAATCCACACCGTTGATTTTGATTGTTGCCATTGTGTTACCTCGGTTTAGTTGGTGTATTTAGCATCGGTTGTGTAAAGACGTTTTGCCCACAGGTTTTCCATTCTTGTAGGTTCAACATCAAGATAGTGCATTACAAAGAAGTCACTTGAGGTAGCAGTTGGCACACTGTAAAGTTTACCATAGTCAAGCGAAGTCATCTCTGAAGGTTCAATCAGTAAGTGATTCAGAAAAATATCTGAGGCAAGATGGACAAACTGCCAAGATGAATGAACGTTAGGTGTTGCCTCTCCTGCCCTGATAAAGTCCAGAGCAACATAGAAAGCGTTGCCATAGTAAACAAGACTGTTGACAGGATAACTCTTGGTTGACTCCCAAGCGGTAGCATTGGCAATACTGTCTGATTTGTATTCTTCTTTGGTCAGATAGGTTGAGGATATATCCCTTGCCCTGCCGTCTTTATAAGCCTTGTCAGCAACAGATGCACTCTGAGCATGGTTAGCCTCTTCTGCTAGTTCTGCTGTCTCTGCTGTAGTAGCACGTGTCGCTATATTCGCACTGTTACTTTTGAGTGCCAAGGCAGCAATATTGGCAAGGTCAGCGTGACTTGCTCTGTTGGCGTATAAGGCATCGTCAGCGTGGATTGCATGGTCAGACTCTAAAGTGTGGTCTGTTCTTGTCTGCATAATGACATTGGCATCACCTGCAATTGAACAAGAACCAGTTACATCGCCCTGTAAGGACAGGTTAAAAGGTCTGTGCAAGGCATCTGCTGTGCTTGCATTACCTATCAGTTTGCCGTAATAGGTTGTACTTTCCTGTGCCGTTGGAACAGCAGAAACATTACTGCTTATCCCAAGTTCAGATGAACTGATATTTTTTGCCATTGATTACTCCCTCTAGTCTTTTCTGTTGCTTTGCGGAACCTGACCTGAAACCACTCCACGAGCCTCATCAAGATATTTAAGCCATGGCTGATACCCTGAGTAGTCCACGTTATCCTCAAGTAAATCAGTAAGATAGCCTAAACTTCTGCCAACAGGTGCGGCAACAGGTAAACCTAAACCAATGCCAATAAAGGTGCTGATGTTCTTCACATCTTTACCTGCAATATCTTTACCCATAGCAAGGTTGCCAAGACTTCTTGAACCCGCTGTAATCGTGGTAACGGTTGGATTGTTGAACATTGAGTTGCCGTAGTAATACTTACCCTCTGCCATTTCCAACGGAGCCTGTAACAACTTGCCTGCAAACGGTAAAGAGGAGATGTAGAACTTAGGAACAGAGAAAGCAAGAGATAAGAAGAAGTCGTCTCGATCATCTTCATCACCTGACACCGCACTTGCGGCTGTACCGTTGAAAGACTGGTTGATAAGTTCAGCGATAAGTGCTGGCATAATCACACAGCAAGCCTGATTAAAGGCAATCGACTTCATAAACGAAAGGTTAGAAGGTGATGTTTCTCTTGCAATTGCACTTTCAACACCTGACAGCCTTAACTGATTGAAGAAATAACCTTGGAACTGAATGAACATCTTTACCCAAGGGTTTGATTTTTCAATTGCAGAAGTATCAGACACATCAAAGGACATCTGCGTTTCAACAACGCTGTTATCTGCATACCTGACAGCATCACGCTCAAGTTGTTCCTGAGTAATACCCTTATCGTTCTTGTGCATCTTGATGTACTTAGCCTCTGCCGCTTGCCAAACAACCAAGTCCATCTGGTTCTGCATTACTTTCTGTAAACAGTAGGCGTTGCGGTTCATAAAGTCTCTGACCTTGGCATATCCGACCTTGGTTTTCTGCCAAGAGTTATCAAACATTGAGGGGTCAAGAGTAACAGTAGACATAATCTCATTGATACCGTTGTTCATTTCTTTGTAACGAACCTGCATCAATTGAGACTTGTTAAAGATGTACTCTTTCATATCTCCATGACGTCTGAACAAATCAATCGCACCAACCATCAGATCAGAGAAGTCACATCTTGTCAGAGCGGTAGCAAAGTTTGAAATCTGCTGCACAGTGTTATTTACATTGAGCATCATCAAAGCCTGTCCGACTCGTGCCGTTGCGCTATTAAGAACAGCCCCGATAGTTGACCACTTGGTAGTTATTTCCGTTGTTCTCATTGAGGCAACAGAAGTAAGCCAAGGCAAGATAACATCTTGATATATCGCAGGGTGTGCCTCTTCCAACTGTTCCTTAATAGTCTTGGTCTGACCATCAGGGATACCGTTAAGCACTCTCATCACACCGTTAATAGCAGGTTGTAAGTAGGTGTAAAGCAAGACCTTGCGAGACTGAGAGATAATCCTCATTGGATCAATATCAACAGGATACTTTGCCCCTGTACGAGCCTTCAAGAATCCATTAGGTGTAGTAGGTCTTAAAGACTGCATACCTTTCTGGATAGAATCAAAGGCGGTGTCTGCCCTCATCTCAGGTTCGATGTTCTTCATGTCAGGATTACGGAGCAGAGGACAGTAACCACCATCAGACTCCCACTTACCATCAGGCAAAGTTAATGAAACCTTATGAGTCTTAACCTCTTTGTAGCCATAGCCTTGTGTAGCCATAGCAGTCTCTTGAAGGTCAAGCCCGATGCGTTTCATCTCTTTCCAGATAGCATCGACACAATCAAGAACACCACGAGTAATAAGTTTATCTTTTATTGCTCTCTGGATAAATTCATCGAACTGTTTGTTTTTCCAAGCAATTTGTTGCTCATAAAGTCGGGCATTGTAAGTGTTAATCTCTTTGCGTTCCTGCTCAGTTCTTGCCGAACGTGGATCTCTATATTCACCTAACGCCTTGTTATCTCCGATGTATCCATCAACAAGTTTTGCTTTGTTCTCTGGATTGCCGATGTGTAAAAGCAGACCAACCATCTGTAAAGTTGTTCTGCCCTTGTAGTCTCCAGTTCCTAAAACAAATTCGTGACCTTCTGCATCTTTTAATCCTGTGTGATAAACATCACCTCTGATTCTGCCTATCTTTTTCAAAGCGTTCTGATAGTTCACGGCAGATTCATTATAGGCAAGTTTGAAAGCGGATACTGCCTTGCGTACTGGTTCGTAAATGTAAGTAAACAGTGCACCAAGATGTGACCTGTCTATCTTCTGCATTTCCTGAGCAACACCTTGCGACATATTGCGGAAACGGACAACAAGGTTTCTGAACTTACCTCTCAATCCTGTTACGTCATTGAAAGCAACGGTGCCGTCTTTGTTTAAGGTCTTGTTTGTGTTGCCAAGATACTTGCGATTGTTCTCTAAACTCTTTCCTGCCGCATTAACCGCACTCTGAGTTTCAATCTTTCTGCCGTCAATGGTAATAGTCTTATAGGCTGATGCCTGTTTACGAGTCTTATCAAGAGTCTCCAAAGCCTCTTGTAATTCTTCTGTAGTACAGGAACGATAGTCTTTAAAGATAGGTGAGTTGTAAACAGCCTCAATAGAATCTGCAACCTGTGGAAAAGTTCCTGCCACTGGCTGACCGTTCTCATCAAGATGATTGGTGTACTGCTCAAGATACTTATCCATGCCATCAAAAGAGACAGGATTCTTGGTCAGACCTAACTTGAACAGACCATATCTCATCAGGTTAATGATGTTGACTTCATAACGTGGAGCAAGTTTCTTATCGGTAGTCTTGGCAACTTTCACAAGATGATCAATTTGTTTCTCCATCTTGTTGCGCAGTCTGTAAGCAGTCTCAGCCTTAACAATGTTGTATCTTTCAGTGCGTAACTGTCTTGCCGCCTCTGCTACATCGCCATTCTTGATAGCCTGTTTCGCTTTCTTTGAGGCAATAGCCGCACGTTTAACAAACGTCATCGGCTGTAAACCATTGTAATCAGTCTGCAAGGTATCAATCTTGGCAACAGTATCAAGCAGTTTGACGTCTGTTTCAGTCTTGTTGATGCCATCGACCTTGTTCATAAAGATGGTGTTCAACTTCTTACGGATACCCATGCCATAAGACCTGAACTGTTTATCTTCACGTACAAGATTGTTATCTATCTTGCCCTTGCGTTCCTTAATCATCTCAGCGATAACATCTTTCTTTGCCTTTTCCTGTGGTGATAAGGACTGGCTGAGGATAGTGGCGACAGTATGACCGTTGTTTGATGAACCGTTACCATTGTCTATACGAGTCTGACCAAGTTGGTCAACAGTATAGAGACCGTCTTTTTTAATGTATCCTTTGCGCTCTAAGTTACGGAAAGTAACAGGGGACAGATTTGCTTTGGCATCAGCACGGTTAATGCCGTTAATCTGAATGTCACGCATGATGCCCCACTTTGCCTTTGGGTCGTTAATCAGTTCAGTGACATGTCTTGCATAACGTGCGGCAAACTCTTCTTTTAATGCCTTAGCGTTCTCAACAAACCTCTTGATAGCAGACCATCTTCTGTCAAGACCTTTGCCCATCTCCTTTTCTTTCTTGCGATAACGTTGCGCAAGTTTATCAAGCATCTTGTCTGAGACAGAGATTAAGAAGTTGGTATCATCTGCGATTAAAGATGAGGTCTGTTCTTCTGCATTAACACGGATTTCATTGTCAAGTTTGTCAATCTCTGCTTTGGTTTCAGGGTCAAAGTTCAGGTTTGGATCTGCTTTGATGTCAATCAATCCTTCATACTGATGAGTCACCAAGTCTGCGGCAACCTGATTATCAAACAGCATCGAGACAATATCTCTGAAGTTCTGATCTATCTGGGCATTGTCAGAACCAAAACGCTGTCTGTAAACGTTACGAACGTTCTCAGCGTATACCTCTTTGTTTCCGTCTTTGCCCTTAGCCTGAGCCTTCATACCCTCCACTTGGTCTCTTGAAGTGTACAGAGTGTAGTTGCGAAAATTCTGTAACCAGTTCTTGAAGTCACCAAAGATTGACTGTAGATGTGGGTCTGTTCTGCCTGAGAGAACGTACTCCATAAAACCATAAACAAAGTTCTCTTCAAACTGCTGAGTCTGCTTGTTCTCCATGTTGTCAAGGTCAATATCTTTAACACCTGACCAATCGGCTAAACCTTGCAAGGCGTTTCTGATTTTCTGCGTACCAAGAGACTTATCTTTGCTTGCACCAATCTTCATCAGGGCGTGTAAGAACCAATGACTTGATTCATGGAACAAGGTCGCACTGTCTGTGTTGCGGTCAAGAGTAATAGTCCTTGTCTTAGGGTCATACTTACCGATGATGTTTGGATTCTCACCTTCTGCATAAGTCCCGTCAGGGGAATACACCTGCTGTTTGATGTTGAATGACGGTTTAACAAGGTTATACAGGTCATTGATTTTCATGCCTGTAAGTTGGTGAAGAGAGACAACGAACACTGACATAATGTTTGCTATCTCTGATGCTTGAGTGTTGATGCCGTCAACCTCTTTGGCATCAGTAACAGCCTTGCTTATTTCCTGATAGATGTCAGCACGTATCTCATTACGTGTCTTTTCAAGAGCCTCAGCCTCAGTCTTGTTGGTTTCGATCTGCGCTCTCATCTTAGCAATCTGTTCAGGTGTGAACTGTGCCTGTAAAGACTGCAAGGACTCACCATTGATAGCAGTAGCAGGAGTAATAACGCTCTGCACATCATCGCCTAAAGAGATGAACTCACCACGACTCATTGATAAAGGAGTGCCTGTAGCGATAGCATTTTCAACTCTTTCAGGAGTAAAAGTAGAATGGATTTGAGTCAGGTCTAATCCTTTTTCTTCTGCCTTCTGTTTTAAAACCTGAGCATCAAAGGTAACGTTGGAGTCGCCTTCATTAGCCTGTAAGATGGTGTTGTAAACACTGGCATTATGTTCCTTGTCACCTTCCTGTGTTGCAGCAGTATCAGCCATACGCTGTGAGGTCAACGTCTGTAAATTCTTGCCACTATTGAGTTGATGCAAAAGACTGCCCATGCCACGCACGCTATTAGGTAGCCCAAGAATAACAGACATAGGAGCAAGACTGCTTGTAAAGTCCTCTTTGAAAGCCTCAGCAGTACCTTCAAGTAATGGATCGCCCGTCTCTGCATTTTGTGTAGCCTTCTGTATTGCACCTTCTAAACCTTCTGATGCTGATTCAGCAACGGTACCAAGACCTGTCCTTGCCACCGCACCTAATACAGGTCTGTTTTCAAGTGCGGCAAGTGGAGCGGTAAGAGCCTGTGCTTTAGCCTGCAACTTACCTGCAAGTTGTGTTGCCTTTTCTGCATTAACAAGTTTGGCGGTTGGTTTTAACAGATTACCGAAAGCAAACTTGCCAACACCATACAAACCAATAGTGCCAGCGATAGTAGATAAAGACGTGCCCAGAGTAACATCAGAGAACAACTTTTGAATTTCGTTTTCATCATGTAAGTACGCATCTTTCTCAGCCTCGGACATTCCCTCTGTTTTCTTGCTCAGGATTTCAAGAACGTTCTGCGCTGATTCCATCTGATAGGTATCAATGCCGCTTGTAACAAGCATTGTGGTGCCTAAACCTTTGGTGAACATCATCGGATTTCTTGTGATTGCCGCACCAAGAGCAGACAGGGTAAGACCTGCCGCTGTTATGTAAGGGTGGTTAGCAAAGGAGTTAATCCACTGTGAGACAATGCCAACGGTATCAGCAATAACACCATCATCAGGGCGACTGTTTTCCATGCTTGCCCTGTAAATATCTTCAGAGAAAGTCTTTACATCATGGTCAGAAAAGAAGTTTAAGAAGGCATCAAACTGAGCAGTAGAACCTCTGTAATATCTTGCAATGTCAGACCAAAAACCACGCTCACCGTTTAACTTTTCCTGAATGTCACGAGCAGTAGCGAACCTTTCGATCTGTTCTGGTGTTGCATACTGCGTAAAAGCAATATCACCTAATATCTTGGTATCAAGAACGTGACCTGAGAAGGCATCGTTATAAGCGTCATTGACAGTCTTAAAAGTCATCGCTTGCATAGCGGCTGGTGAATTAACGAAACCTTCACCAAAAGTCTTAACAAGTTGTGCCTGTTCTTCCCAAAACTTGGGGTCTTTCTGAGCCATGTAGTTAGCAATAGACAGAGTGTCCTTTGCTTTCTGCTGTTCGTTCTGTTTGGTCAGAATATCATTTAACTGTGAACCTGTTTCATCGCCCATGATAGGCGGTATAGGTTGAGTAGCCTTGTTTCGCAAGTCATCGTAAGACTGCCCTTGCGAAAAGAATACAGGCTTATCAAACGGTCTTTCATAAGTGTTTCTCTGAGTAGGAAAAACTAAATCCCTTCCTGCCTCATAGTTAAGAACAGCCTGACGTTGTTCAGTAGTAAGACCTTCATCTCTTGCCTGTTCAAAATTTCTTACAGCCTGTAACTGTGCTTGTGCTTTTTCAACGTTATCTGACATGCTGACTATCTCACAAATCTTTTCTTATATTCTTCTTCAACAAGGCTTGAATCTTTTTGCATCTTTGCTTGTCTTGCTTTCTGCGTTTCAACGTTATCTTTGTGACGGTTCTCCAAAGCGGCTTTGTAATTTTCAAGATCTTGTGCAGTAACAGTTTTGTTGTTCAGCCCCATATTTCCCCATATGCCCCTCGCCTCTTCTACTGGAAGATCGTAATAGTCAGCGTAGGTTTCAAAGGTCTGAAGTTCCTGTTGCTCTCTAGCCTCAGCCTCTTCTTTTAACCTTTCTACTTTGGCAAAGTTGCGCTGTGCATAACCAAATGGATCGTTTCCACCGTTACGTGCCGCCTCATCAACAAAATCCAAATAGAGTTGATTAGCGTAAACATCGGTTCCCTTCGATGACTCTTTGCGTATGTCCTCATAAGTCTTGCCAAAGAGTTGAGTTGCGATAGCGTTTTTAAGAGGCATGTCTTTGGACTGTAACTGCTTGGTATCTTCATAAACCTTACGAAAATGGTCAACAACCTTCTCAGCCTCAGCGTAACTCATACCCATCTGACCATAAGGCTGAACAGTTAATTTGCCGTCAACTTCCTGAACAACCGCACCTGCCATTAGCATTGAAGTGGCAAGACTATAGTCTCTCCCCTGTTCTTCAATAAAGCGGAAGAATGGATCAGACTGTAAACTCTCCGCCCCCTGTGCCATGTAATCTTTCATTCTTGTCTGATTGCTTGCGCCGTTGTTGTAAAGGTGCGGCACTAGAAAATCAATCGCTTTCTGAGTGTCATAATTCACGCTTGCCAAGAGTCCGTCTTTTAATTCAGGATACTTATCAAGAGCAGACAAAGGATTGGTGTAGAATTGAGAGGCATCGGTCGCACTGGCGATTTCCTGCTTTGCCGCCTTTACTGCCTCGTTTTGTATGAGATAACTTTCTTTGTTAAGGTTGATTAGGTCACGTTGCATTCTGTCAACTGCCACGACTGCATCTCTATGGACTGCCTCTTTTAATTCAGGAGTAAGAGCCGCCCCATCAGCCAAAGCACTGGCAAGTTTTTCATTTTCAAGGCGTTCAATGCGTTCATTCATTGCAACAGCAGACATAGGTTTAAACATATCTTCTGCCCGTTTTCTTGCACGTTCTTCGTTGAAGTATGCTTTCTGCGCCTCTGCTGCTGCACGGTTTGCTTGAACCATCTCATAATGTTCTTTTTCATTACGTAAACGAAGGTTCAACTTGCCCCAAGTATCAAAGGACATACGCTCTTTATAGGCGTTAAGCATACTCTGAGCCTGCCCCCACTGACGCTGACCAATCATCTGAGTAACAGCAGAGTCATAAACACCATCGTTATATTTCAACAGTAGATCGTTATACTGTTCAGAACCGATGGTGATGCCATGAGACTTGGCTAATTGATTGACTCCCTGCTCAACCATCTGATTCATCTTGGCATCGAACTCAGGAGTACCTATCGCCCTTCCTGCCTCTTGTGCAAGTTGATTAGCGGTGGATTCTGATTCCTTCTGATTCCATTTAACCTTTGCCTCAAGTTCTGTACGTGCAACAGTAGCAACAGACTTGTCATAAATCTCCTGCATACGAGCAGATGCCAAGTCCTGCGCATCACCATAGCCATCAAGTTTTTTTAAGACTTCATTTCCGTAGTCAACAAAGTTACTGCTCTTCTGTAACTGTGTTGCAAATTCGACCTGTTCCTGCCCTGATAAAGTTGCAAGTTTGTCAAGGTCAGCCTGTATCCTCTTGTTGTATTCGGTAACAGCCTGATTAGCCATCGCCTTGTTACCTGCCATGTTTGCTTTGACAGCGTACTCATAAGCGGCATCAAGAATAGGATTGTTGGCAAAGGCGTTTGACTGATTCATGTTCTGAATGTTCGGAGCATAAATGTGCGGTGCCACGATTTCAGGTGCTCTCATCGGAGCCTCACTGAATTGTGGTGTTACAGAAGGAACAAGTAAGTCTGCCATAAGAAACCTTTAATAAGTGAATACAGAACCAGAACCGATAGCATTGGCATCAAGATAATTCGAGCGGTAATTCAGGAACAGACTGCCTGCTGTGCCAAGAATTGATCCAAGCATACCCATCGTTGAACCTGAACTTGATGCAGAAGAATAGATGTCTTTCAACTGATTCTGTAAATTTGCCTGAATATCAGATACTTGTGCGTTGGTCTGATAAGCAAGAGACTGTATGTTATAGTTCATTTCCTGCTGTCTTGCCTGATTAGCAGATGATGAAGTGGTCTGCTGAATAGCATCTTGATTCATCTTGGCAACCTGTCTGCCTGTCAGTTCAAGTTCAGCGGTTGAACCATCGTTAAGTTTGACGCCACGATTTGCCGCCCTTGCTCTTGTTGCACTAATCTGCTGTGCATCAGAAAGTCCCTGTTGCATCGCCTTATACTCGCCCTGCTTGTAAGCGTTATACATGGCGTTACGTGCAGACTTGGCGTTCATCTGAGCAATTGCCGCCTGAGTACGATAGTTGTTTGCCTGAATAGCGTAATTGGTTGCTCTGGCAGACAAGTCGGCAGTCTGAGTTTTTGCTCCTGCGTAAGACTGAACACCTGCGGTCAGAGCCTTTAAGGCGATTAAACCATAGATGCCGTACTGTCCGAAGAAACTTGGTTCAGCGATTTTGGTTTGTGGTACACCTGCGACTTTAACAGGAGTACCAGCGGTAGCGGTGATAGCCATTACTTGCCCCCTTCAACAACAATGTTGTGAATAACTGATGCGATTTCTAACGGTAGTGCATCGTCATGTTTAACAAGAATCTGTGCCGAAACAGACAAGTCACCGTCAAGAGAAACCTTAACAACTCGGCTCTCTTCGTCTTGTTGTTCAGCGTAAATGTCATTGAGGTTACAGTCATAAAGAGTGCCGCTGTTTGGATAAGCACCTGCTTTAATGTTGCCTGAACCTTTGATTCTGAAGAATGTCTCTGAGATGTTTTTAATTCTGCCCTGCAAGTCTGCCTCTGCTTGGAACATTACAGGAACAGTCACAAGGTTGTACTCAATCGGGATACCTACAGCGATGTTGCGCCCTGCGGTATCAAGAGTTATCTGACCATTAACAACAACCTTGTTGCTCTGCTGTTTACCGTCAACATAGACTGCAACTGTTTCGCCTTCTAGGTGACCAAGACCTGAAACAACGGTCATGGCTGAAGTAAAGGTTGTATCAAGATAGCAGTCAAGATAGCGATAATCATCATCAGACTTTGGCACTTGAATGTTAGCCATGCGCTGAATCATTCTTGTGCCGTTGTGATTGGTGATGACGTAAAGATGATCTTCTTCACCTTCTGAGACAGTACAGACAGACTCAACATCGCCATAAAGTTTGTGATGATGCCAAGCAAGAATCTGTTGGTCGGGATAATAAGTACAGCCTAACAGATTCCCTGATGTAGATGCAACCCAAAGCACCTGCACTGGGGATTTAGCATAAGCCAAATCTTTTACTTCATAGCCATCAAACAGATGAGGCGCACGGATACAGATGTCAGATGTTGCATAGCCTGATACAGTGTAGTCGTAACCAAGACCTCTGACATGTCCGCCACGACTTGCCGCATACAGAACAGTAGCGTTGGCGACTACAGGCTGTACGTCACTTGCGCCAACATAAGACTGTGCTCTTACAGCGATTGATGAAGGAGCAAGCATATCGGAGTTTTGAGTAAAGACTCTCATCTCAGATGAGCCTGTAAACAGAATCAGAGAATCCAAGCCAACAGCATGTTTAATGATGTCAGCATCAGCAGTAACAGCGGTAATGTCAATGCGGTCATCGGACAAGACGGGAACGTGATACATCATCAGGTTTTGTTGTCCTGCATTGGTGAACCAAACCTTCAACGGGTGTGCGTTTGTACCTGCAAATACACGTCTTTGGTCAAACTGAGCGGTAGTTCTTGGATAATTCCATTCTGATTCTGAACTTACCGTTGCGCTTATTGATCCACCAAGACCTGTATCAGAAGTAATGCTAACAACAGGTGAGGTATAACCACTGCCGCCTGACGTCAGACTGACAGCAGTAATAATACCGTCAGTAGCATAAGCAACACCTTCAGCACCACTACCGCCTGTCAAGGTTAAAGGTAAGACGGTTGTTTCTCCTGCTTGCTCAGGGAATAATTCAAACAACTGGGCATAAGTGGTAAGACCGTTTACTGCTGCTGGCTCTACAGAGTAATCTGTTTCTGTTGCGGTGTATCCTGCTAAACGGTAAAAGCCTGATTCTGTCTGAAAGTTGGTGTAGATATATCTTGCAATTTCATCACCGTTAATCAGGGCAAGAATATCTGCATCGGTGATAGTACCAAAAGAGAACGGACAATATAGTTTGCCTGTATCTGAGTCTACCTTGCCACTATCTGACTTGGCGTAAATTATCAGATGAGCATTGTCTAAAGTATCTTCGTGAAACTCTGAGGTATCAAAGGATAAGGACTCAACGACACCATCTACGACAGTCATTGGCGGTTTGTAAATCTCTTTGCCGTTGACTGTTCCAAGTAACTCAGCATCAAACTCGGTGCTTGTTTTTAATTCTGAACCATTGTACAGCCCGACCACGTATTTGACGTTGTTTCCGCAAGGCAAGTCTCCCTGAATGATGAACGGTAACGCATTGAGTTTAGTGTTGTTCGGAGTGTGAACAATGGTATTGAACACATTGAACACGCCATATCCTCTACCCTGAGATGAAATTGAGAGAGAAGATATAGCACTCGCCGAACCCGAAAACGGTGTGTCATAGCGTGGCGGTGTTGTGGTCGTGTCAGGATTTGCACCAGTATCTTCAAACATCAAACCGCTGTTTGAATCAATCTGTGCAAGAAAACCAAACACACCTGAGACAGAACGATACAAGCGGTAATACTTTGCGCCAGATACCGCAGAGAAATAGATGCGCATTGATGCGCCTGTGATGTAGTAATTACCTGTTCTTGTAAACGTGTTTGATGCAAAGGACTCAACACCATCTTCATCAATAGCAGTAACTTTATAACGACAAGTTATCTTGTCTCTGTCTGCCTGCTCTGCCTCTGACATGTTCGATGGATAGACAGCCACAACATTGGTAATGGTAGGCGCACCGATACTTGGTGAGGTTGCAACATTGACGATTCTCCAATCCGTTGCACCGTAACGCCTTAATTCTTTTGGTGGGTAACGGTTACAGCACAGAGTCATTATGTCTGCGTTCTGGGCGTAGTCAATAGAGAACAAATCCTCAGCAGAATAAGGAGTTGCCAAAGTGTATCTTGTGCCGTCTCGATTCAGGACAAAGGCACCTTCTTTTAACACCTGCATGGTGTACTGACCGAACACCAAAACTAAGGTCTGAGTGGAACTGAAACGGAAAGGAATTAACCGATGAGGATAGGTTGAATCGGTAGAACCAACATAACGGAAACCTGCTCTTGCTCTGATGGCACCTTGTGGTAAAACAATGAAGTTCTCAAGAATACGTGCGCCTGACTGATAAGATGAGTCGTCAGTACGTGCAAGAAGTTGCGGAGCAATTTCACCGCCTGTAAATGAACGTTGAAGGACTCTGTTGGTCATTTGAACAAGTCACCTCTGCGAGAGCGGACAATGCGGTTGGATACAGGCTTGATTGATTCTGCGCCCTGCTGTGCGTCAAGTCCTGCCGAATAGGTCAAATAAGAGATGCCTGTCTGCTGTAACTGCATCGCAATCTTTACACCTGTTTCACCTTTGACAAGAGAAGATGCAAAACGTGAGGCAAGTAAAAACTCAAAAGCCTCAACAAAGGTAGGCGGCATTAAGGCAGTGTCAGAGATTAAACACTGATACTGCATATAGAACGGAGCCTGATTATCTGTTACAAGCACTCTAGCATCGTCATAGTTGCGCAAGGAAAAGCGAATATGATTTTCCGCATTAACTGTCTCAGAAAAAGAGTTAGCCCCATCAGGGAGCAAATACAGCACTCTTAGAACATCATCAGGAATAGAGTAGGTATATTTCCATGGTAACGATGCAACATCAGGTAAGAGATAATCATCAGTGATGTACTCATCTTTGCGGCAGAAAGACCAATCAAATTTTTCAAGACAACGTGCAAGAACTTGGTCATACAGGCGTCTTGATAAATCAGCCTCTTTGGTGTTGGCTGAAAGGTCTGTGATGTGATTACCCTGACCAATCAGGTCTAAGGCATTGTTACAGATGTCAATCTGAGAAATAGCCATGTTAAGTCCTCATCGTGTTTTGAGTTGCCCTCTTGCTTTCGGAATGAAGAAACCAAGAAACCCAAACAAAAGGACAACTCAAAACAGGCGGTATATTTCAACCGCCCGAAGGTCAACTAAGCAGTACGCTTGTCACCATTAGCGTAGTCGTAACCTGCATCAAACTCACCGTCAAGAACGATGAAGGCGTCAATACTGTCAGCAGTATTAGCCTCAACAGAACCGACAGGAGTAGGCGGTGCAAAGTTGGTAACGTCTGGAGTAGCACCACCGACAACTGATTCAGTGCCAGTGTTGTCAGTGCCTGCCTGAGTCGGAATATAACGGATTGTTATATAACGATATTTAAGGTTGGTTGGATTGAACCGTAAGAAGAACTGAGTGCCTTCAAGAAGTTCAGCCGCCTCTTTTACGCCTGAGTCAGAAATGACTTTCAAGTTAGCAAAATCAGCAGAATCAGAACCAACAATCTGACAGCGAAGGTCAAGAGTGAAGTTGCCTTTAATCAGGAACTTAACGAAGGCGTCACGACCCACGCCATAGTCGGCACTTGACTGTAAATCAATTGCTCTCTGGGCATAGGTTACTGAGTCTAAAACCTGATCTTTAGACAGGATAGTATTGCTATCAACAATAGCCATAAATTATTTCCTCCGAGTAAATTAGGCAACAATATCTTCGTTTGAAGATAACTGATCAACCTGACGAAGTGGGATACCCTTGAATGATGCCCAAGTCTCAGGTGAACCAAACTGATCGGTTGCATCAGCAAACTTGATAACGTCAAGGTCAGTACGTGCACAAACGGTGTTAAGACCGTTGAATACATCTGAGTTCATGTACATCTTGAGTTTTGGTCTGCCGCCACGAGGAATCTTGGTCAGAGCCTCCTGAATCTTCAGCAGAATGTTGGTAGTGCCTGAAGTCTTAATATCGCCTGAACCGATACCAGTGCCGTTATAGAGTGCGTCAATGTCAATGTTGGCAAGACGGACAACATAACGCCAATCACGAACCATCAGACCAACCTTCCAATAGTACATATTGACATATGCCTCATACTTGTTGCCGAGGTCATCGTCTACAAGCATTGAACCCATATCTTTTGACTGTAAGCCAACCTTTGACCCTTTTGGATATGGGCAGTAAACGTTATCGCCCCAACCGATAATCCAAATAGAGCCTACGTTAGTTGACTGAGCGGTAGCACCGCAATTGATGACGTTCTTGGCGCACTTAGCCTTTGACTCTGACAGAGTGCTATAGCGTGGAGCAAAACCTGTAAAGCCTTCAGGTTTCTTACGAGCATCACCATAGAACAGAGTGTGAGCAAACTGCTGTCCCATAGCCTCAATGAAAGGCTTTTCCTCAGAACTTCTGAACTGAGCCGTATTGCCGTTGAGTTCCATTACTGACACGTCAACCTGAGAACGTGCGGACATTTCTGCACAAGTCTCAGTTACCTGAGCAACGGTTGAATGAGATGCAGGAACGCCACGGTTTAACTGTCTCCAATAGACGGTTGGCAAACCTGTACGGATAGTCTGCTCATCACCAGTAGGTAAGTTACCTTCTTTGAACACAACGTCTTGAATAATCTCATTGGACTCATTAAGAGCCTCAGCGATGTCAGCAACGTTACCCTTTGGATCAAGACGTTTTGCGACTTCTACCAAACTTAACTGAGAAGATGGTGCAATCGCTGGCTGAGAAAAACTTGCCATTTATTATCTCCCTGTTATTAAACAATAAAAATTATTCAGCACTTCCCCACAACTCAGGTGAGTTCGGATATAAACGCTTTGCTCTTTGGTAAGGAGTTTCAGACGTGCCACCTTTACCCGTCACAAAGTCGTGGTCGTTGCCTAATGCTTTGCCGATTTTAGCGACAAAGCGAACCAACTCAGGGTGGAATCCAAGTTGGCTATCGTTCAAGAACCGCCTTAATTCAGGCGTTCCAAAGCGATCCATCGCTCTGCCAATATCGAGTTTGGTGGTGTTATAGTTCTGCCCACCTAACTCTTTATCAGCGAGAACCTGTTTGTACCAAGTGTCTGCCTGTTCGTTAATGGCGGCAGACAACTTCTGGTTAAAATCGAAATTTGCAGAATGATAGGCATCAAACAACTGCTGAGCCTGTTCTGCTGTTAATCCTGCTTTCTTGAAAACTTCTGAATACTGAGCAGTCTGTTCGGTTGGAATGACATTCCCTTCTTTGTCTTTGAAGGAATAGGTTTCAGGGATTACAGACTTTGACTCTTCCTGCTGTGTCTCCTGCTGTGACTCTTCCTGTTTCTGCTCTTCAGTAAAAGCGTTCATCAGGTCATTTCTTTCAGGCTGTTCAGGCTGTTCAGGCTGTTTTGTTTCTGCCTGATTCTGTTCAACCTGACTTTCTGTATTCTGTTCAGTAGTCGCATTGGTGGTCTGTTCAACCTGTGGCTGTGACTCTCCCTGTGCCTGTTCGTTGGTCTGATTGTTGACTTCATCTGTCATAAGGTTTCTTCCTCGATTTTACGTAAGACATTAAGTCCCACTTCTTTAATGCAACGTCTCATCTGCACTCCTGCCGAACGTTGCCCCTCTCGAAAAGCCGTCAGATATGGATCTGAACTGAAGGACTCAAGGTCTACAGGGAACATATCTAGCAGCGTCTTCAAAACCACTCGCCCTTCTCTGGTCTTTACAACTTCTGACAGGGCACAAAAAAAGCGGTCTGATTTTTCATCAAGAGCCGCTTTCTGTTTTTTGGCTAAAGCCTTTAATCTAATATCTTCTTCAAAGGAGTTCATAACTTTGGATAGTGCACCTTGTTCATCTTCTCTGCCGTGGTAGGTTTCGGCATGGTGACAGGTTCGGGCATCATATGAATCTTGCCGTTTTCATCAGTCATCGGCACCTGTTCAAGATTAGCAACTGCCAATAGCTGCTCATCGCTAATCTGTCCGTTGATGATACCCATAGCAACGGCAAGCACATCTCTTTCAAGGTTCTTATCCATCAGTACGGCATTCCCCCTGCAACTTCTTCAAGTCCCTGTGCCGCCTCTGATGCCTGAGCACCATTACGCAAAGCGTTTGAATACTGCTCAACCATCTGAGCCTGTTGAGCCTGTTGAGCCTGTTCCATCTGAGCCTGTTGAGCCTGTGCTCTCTGCTGTCTGATTGCCTGAGCATCTTCAACACTGCGCAGAATCTTTGGAGCAACACCTAAACGCTGACTGTATTCATCAACCAAACCATCAGGGTCAATACGGTCAAGAACTTCAGGAACAACCTGAGCACTTGCAGAAATAGC